ATTCTCGTGTTTCCCAGTCACGATCGTTGGTGTTGCTCAAGTTGGTCGTCCTGTGGCAAGAGCCTTGCAAGATGATTATACAGTTGAGGTAACAAGGCTTTGTGTTCATGGTCGACACAAAAACGCCTGTTCAATTTTATATTCAAAAGCTGCCCGGATAGCACGAGAATTAGGATATAAAAGAATCTTTACATATATTTTGCACATAGAGACAGGTGTCAGCTTAGAAGCTTCTGGTTGGGAGATAGATGGACAAACTAAAGGACGCAGCTGGTCATGCAAAAGCAGACCAAGACAAAGCGGTCTATTTCCAGAGATAGACAAATTAAGATGGATCAAACATCTATAGATAATCTCTTACAGATGAGGGCGGGTGGACTTGTCGAAAAAATAATTACATTTTTCTTTGATATAAACTTGCGGTTTATAATCTACATGATAGAATACTAATATCACCAACGAACAACAGGAGTTCAAAATGTCAGAAAGAATGTGCGTTATCGATACCCTTAAGTATTCTGTAAAAACAGCTATCAGTGGGGATGATGTTAAAATTTATAACTATAGAGAGATTGTGCGGCCTTCTTGCTCTATTGAGCAAAGTGTAAAATTCTATAACGAAGAGCACGAGCACGCGCCATATGCTCAAAAAGGCGTCTTGGTCTTCGGTGAGGATAGAAACATCTATCTGATGATCAATGATGTCTTGCATGCTTATCACCAGCATGAGACGCATGTTCGCGAGCATGGCATGTGGGTCGGTTATGAAAAGGACGGATATATCTACATATCCCAAGAAGCAAAGCGCTTAATTAGAGCAAACATGGGGTCAGTACTATAATACAAATACCCAAAGAAGATCGGCCCCTAAGGGGCCTTTTTTCGTTTAGTGGGGTATACTATCTTATGAGCACCACATCAGATCGAACAAAGCTGGAGGAGTCGCTAACACTACGACAGGAGCTTCTCGCCTATATAAAAGCCTATCCTCTAGCCGCTGGTCGGCTTTGGGAACCTTTCTGCTGTCGTTGGGATGGGTTGAGCGATAAAAGCGAAAGGTTGCGCGGTTGTGGCCGAAGAATGAAGCGTGTAGGGGCTGGACTGTATCGCTGTGATCATTGTGACATCACAGAAGAGCGCACCTCTCAGAAGGAGGCAATCCGATCTTTAGCACAAGAGGCGACACTGATCAGTGGGGGCAACAGATCAGGCAAGAGCCACATGGGCGCACAGCTTGCGGTCGCATTTGCGGCGGGCAAAGATGAGCGCTGGGTTATGGACTGGATCACACTCAACGAGATCCCGGCTGAGCTTATTCCTGATCGACCTTCCACTGTGTGGTGTGGCTCGCTGAGTTATAAAGACGGTCTTGAGTATATGCGGCCCAAGCTGGATCTCTTCCTGCCCAAGAACACAAAGCGCATCCGGTGGAACAGTCAAGATCGAGCTGTCGCCATCTTGCCCAACAAAGGGCGGATCGTGTCCATGTCTTGTGATGCTGGCAGGGAGGCGTTCCAAGGCGGCAGCGTGTCGATGGTGTGGCTCGACGAGGAGCCACCTGAGCCGGTCTTTGAAGAGTCAATCCTGAGAACAGTGGATCAACGCGGGCGGGTTATTGTGACTGCTACACCCCTTAAAGGTTTGAGCTGGATGTTTGATCGCTTCGTCGAAAAACCGCCAGCAGGGTTCGCCCGTGTTCAGATCTCAGGGCTGGATAACCCGTACATATCAAGCGTTAAGATGAGGCGGGCTGTGGGTCACCTAAGCGAAGAGGCACAGCAATCTAGGCTATTCGGTGAGTTTGCTGCTCAGACCGGACTCATCTATTCAGAATTCAGACCAGATCGCCACATTACAAAGCTCGAAGAGTTACCGGATCACTGGCGACGATTCAGATCGATTGACTTTGGGACATCACATCCGTTTTGCTGCTTGTGGTTTGCTGAGGCTCCAGCTGGCTATCTTGCTGCTGATCCTGTGCTCATTGTCTATGATGAGCTGTACTGGACGGAAAAAACCACACTGGAAAGCGGCAGGGAGATCTTGAGGCGCTCAAAGGGGCAGGATTTTGACTGGACTGTGGCAGATCCTGAGTCCAGAGACGGGCGGCTCACATTGGCGCGTGAACTTGATCTTAGAACCCTAGCAGCGCCAAAGCATTTCGGAGTGGTAGAGGGGATCAATCAAGTCAAAGAATTCCTAGCTCCGGATCTTGAGGGTAAGGTCAGATTACTCATAAAACCTCAATGTAGGAATTTGATCAAAGAGCTTAAATTGTACAAATGGGATCAGAAAAGCAAGCAGGACAAACCGATCAAAAAATACGATCATGCACTGGATGCTTTGCGCTATCAGATTATGCAGTACAAACGATTTTTAGCTCACAGATAACAAGCAAGATCAATCTGTGATATATTACGCTCAAAGAGGTGATTATGTCAGATCTAGAAAAGAGACAGGGTTATTTTTTGCGCTTGTGGGATGCGATAACGGGCAAGTCATACGCTCAGCCCGTACCAAAGCCCAAAGAGGAAAACAGGGGCGCTGCTTGGGCCGCTCCTGCTGGGGTTCGGCCCACCTACTCACAAGGCGCATCATTGGCCGCTTATGGTGTACATGGATACACACATGCAGCAGCTAAGCGAAGCGCTCAAGACCTTGCAGCACTGCCGATCAAGCTGCTTAAAGGAAAGGGCGCAAACACTGAAGAGATCGCTGAGTCGGATGTGCTTGATCTGCTCGACCAGCCGAACAGCAAAGAAAGCGGTTTTATGCTTAGAGAATCCTTGCTCACTGATTTGATGCTTGCGGGTAACTGTTACATCTTGCTCTTAGGGCCTCGTGACAATCGCCCTTTGTCGCTGGTTAGATTGCATCCTGATGAGGTGAGGATCGTCACAGATCCAAAGATGGGCATCACCGGATACGAGCATAACAGCAGTGGATCTGTCGTTCTCTATCCTCCTGAGCGGGTGATTCATGGCAAGAATTACAGTTATGCTAAGGGCGCTCAATCTGTCTATGGTTGCGGTGCTGTTGAGGCCCTAAGCAGGGAGATCGATGCAGACCTCAACGCTCAAAAGCTAGCCTCAGATGCAAGTGCTAAGGGTCGGCCTGATATTCTGCTCTACCCAAAAGAGGATGGTGACATCTGGCCCTCTGAAACAAGGCGACAAATTGCGGATCAGTACAGCGGGCTAGCCTCAGAAGGTGGTGCTCTTGTGCTCAGTGGACAGGTAGAGGTTAGAGAGCTTCAACTGTCCCCTCGCGAAATGGAATTTGAGGCATCGAGGCGCATGGCTAGGGAGTCAATATCTGCGGTGATGGGTGTGCCGCCAACAGTGCTCGGCTTACCAGCTGCGAACTATGCCACAAGCCGACAACAGGCAATCAACTACTGGACGAATCAGATCAAGAAAGGCAAGCAGTTGGGTGAGTTGTTGACCCTGATCGCTCAGCGCTTTAACCCTGACTACAGGATAGAACACGATTACAGCGGGGTAGAAGCTTTGCAAAGCGTAAGGACAGAACAGCTCAACAGGGTACAATTGCACATCCTCAACGGTATTGATCCGCAAGCAGCATATGCCGCAGAAGGTCTTGATTTCCCAAGTGTACAACCTGATCCGGCTGACATCGGACAAGAAGAGGACGACAATGTAAGAATGCTGAGTGCCATCTTTAAGGCGGTTGATTATGGCGACAAGTCAAACGCAAGAGCGGCGATGAACGACCTGCCAGAGGGAACACAGACCGCACTCAAGCGCAAAGCAAAAGAGCACAATGAGGAGCACGGAAAGAACAAAGCCAAGAAGCTCACGAACAGTAATTATTTAGCTGTGTCTTATCATAGAGGCTTAGGTGCTTACGAGAACAATCCCGCATCTGTGCGGCCTTCTGTTAACAGTGCGCAACAATGGGCTATGGCTAGAGTCAACAGCTTTCTTTATGCGCTTAGAAATGGACGTTATCGCTCAGGGAAACACGACACAGATCTACTCCCCAAAGATCACCCGATGAGCAGCGAAGAGCGGCTCTACATTGTTGATCACTCTAGGGTTTACGATCCTGAATATGCGGATCTGGCAGTCAGCAAAGATGCAGGTAACCCACAACAACAAAGCCACGAGGACATTAGGCGATCTGTTCTTGGTTCTCCTCCGAACTGGGAGCGATACAGGGAAGCGCATGCGCTGTATAATCCAGAACAGGATCAAATGTTAGACGGGTATTTGTTGCTTATTGCAAGACGAGAAGATCCACAAGACCCCACAAACGCAGCGCCTGAAGAGGGGCGTCTTGTGGTCTATCAGGATCTACTTAGTCAAGCAGTGGATCTCCTCAATGGCGCAGAGGGCAGGCTTGCAATCACTGAGGAGGAGCGTGAACGAGCCTATCGTGTGATCTCAAGATACTATGACAAGCTCGGTCAAGATGCACCAGCTTTGTCGCCTGTTTACTTGAGCCTTCAACCGAAAAAAAAAATTCTGAGATAACGAACTTTCCCAAACGAGGCGACGATCTCAAGGTTAGCCTTAGAAACTCACAATGGAAATTGTTTGACCCTGCTTATGCTGCAAAGCTCAAGGAGGAGTACCCTTCGATCGTGACTGGGAAACAGG